GAAAGAGGAAAGGCCGCTGTTGCTGGTAACAAAGAGAAGGCAGTTGCTAAGTTGAAGCAATCATCTCGTTTGTATGCGAAGCAAGCAGCAAAACGTAGAAAAGAAAATGCAGGGGGTTAGTCATGCTAACATTTGGTGCTCTACAAGAGAAAAAATCTAAAATAAAAATCAATCCTAAGAAAGAAGACTGCATGGAAGCCAAGGTAAAACATGGCGAAGATTGTACTTGTGGTGCTTGTGAAAAAAGGAGAGAGAATGATGATTCAAAGGAACCAACTGTAGAAGGTGTTGTTGATGTCGTTAAAGGCGGTGTTAAAAGACACAAAGATGCAGTAGAGAAAAGGAAAATTAAGAATAGAAAAGCAGTTCCCTATGCAGCATTAGCAGCAGAGCATCAACCAGAAGGTGATGAACTCAAAGAGTACTCACCAAATGTAACCTACCAAGCAAAAGGTGGTAAGAAGTCTGGTAAGTTGGGTAAGTCTTCTGTTTACAGTCTCCGAGGAGATGATGAAAGCAAGAAGGAGTTTAGAAAATCTCATACAAAAGATATTAAAGATGGTCTATTGAAGAAGGAAGGAGTAGAGCAGGTTGATGAATTCTTTGGTATGTTTGGTGGTGGCAAAAAGCATAAACAAAATATTAGATCATCAGGTGGACCAAATAATCCTGTGTTGAAGGGTGCAAAAAACCTATTAGGTAACAAACAAAATGTAGCACCTGCAGCTAAGTTCTATCAGAATCAAATGCGTAAGCAACAGATGCTTCAGCAGTTGATGAACCAAGAAGTTGAGCATGAAGATGATACAACTATACAAGAGGATGGATCTTATAACCATGCTTCAAATCAACGTGGTGCTTTCTCTTTCAATTTTATGAAAAAAGTTGGTAAAGGAACAGGTACAGGTTCTCGTTTTAGTTTAGACCTTGGTACTGGTGACAGTAAGACACCTCTATTTCACAAATCACAATCATCATCTGTAGGAACTGGACAATTTAAAGGTAATGAGGTCACCAATGCAGAAAACAGATTGAATCAAATTCAACATGGTGGTGACGGAGGTTGGAGTAAAGAAGAGATTGCTAAACAAGTTGCCAAAGAAAGAGCAATTACTAATAAATCAAACAAATCAGGTATTACATATACTGGTACTACTTCTGGATCGAATAGAAAAATGAATAACTCTGTAGAACATGATGAAGATAACTTCATCGATGAAGAAAGATCAGCAAGACGTGCTAACGTAAGAGCAAAGTCTTATAAGCAAGTTAAGGCAGAGATCGATAAGAAAGATTCTGCTAAAAAGAAATCAGGTAAGGGTGAGTATGCTGCATCCTATGGTAAGAAGGAAACTGATGTTACCGATTACGGTGATGACAAACCAGTAGCAAAGAAGAAAGCACCTGCTAAGAAGAAAGCAGTTGCAGCAGTAAAGAAAGCAACACCAAAGGCTGCTCCTAAGAAGTCAACACCTAAAGCAAAAGCAAAACCAGCACCTAAGAAGGCTGCTACTCCAAAGGTAGATAAGAAGGCTGCTGACATTGATAGACCCAAGGGTAATCTTACTGATAAGGCAAAAGATTGGATTAAGAAGGGTATGAAGAGACATCGTAAAGCAACTCAAGGTGCCAGAGTATTTGGTAAAGGATTTGCTAAGGGTGTAAAGACTGCTGTTAAAGTTGCTAAGGATGTTAAGAAGGTTGTTAGTGAAGAGGATATAAGGTTATTGACTATGGGTCAGTACCTTGAGGAGAAACCAGTATTAGGTTCACAATCTACTACAGCACAAGCAAAACTACAATCTAAGTTAGCAAGTGGAGCATCTAAACTTCAGAAGAAGTTAAGTGGTTCTGGTGTTGTTGCTGCTGAGAATGATAGATCTCTTGAAGTAACTAGACTTCCAGAACAAGAGGAACTTCCTGAGTACCTAGAGAATAATTATGTTGGAAAAGAGCATAGTGAAAAGGTAAACCCTAGACCAAATACTGATCCTCATAGAGGACAAGGTGAAAAGATTCAGAAGAGAACTTTGAAATGGATGAAGTCCAGAGCAAAGCCTGGTGAAAATGTTGGTGCTCCTGGTTTGACTGCTATGAAAGATCGTACTGCTGAACATAAGGCAAAACGTGGTGTTAAGAAAGAAGAGGTAGAAGTTGCTGAAAGTAAGGGTCATAAGTATGATGACTCATTTATTGAAGGTGAGACAGGAAGTAAGACATCAAGAAGAAATCTTACACGAGCTATGAGTTCAACTAAACTAGGTATGGGTAAAGGTGCGAAAGGTAAAGCAGAAGATAGTGCAAAGAGAAGAGAAAGGCATAAGGAAGATAGAGGTAAGAAAACAAAGGGTACTAAAGCAGGACATAGTGGAAGTGCATATCCAAAGAAGGAGAAAACTTTAGATGATATGTATCCTCATAAGAAAACTTATCGTCTAAAACAGAAGGCTGCTGCTAGAAAAGCAGGTAAGAAGTATCAAGATGATACTCATCACTCTTTGAAAAAGAAAACAGTTGGAGAAAAATTACCTAGTGATTCTTCAGTGCCAAAATCAAAGAATGAATCGGTAGAAATTGGTGAAGCAACTCGCCTCAAGAAAGAGAAGGGTTACACTAAGGGTGGTAGTAAAGATGTTGCACTTAACTTTGTTAAAACTAAGATCCGTAAGGAGATTGGTAAACCAGAAGGACAACGGAAGAAAGAGAAAGGTGCTAAGTCATCATCTGGTACTGGTAAGTATCTGAAGAGAGCAAAAGAAAAAGCAGCATACGCTGCTAAGGCAAAGAAGGCAGGGTTTAAAGATACTCAGTCATACACTGACACTATGGCAAGGTATGGTGGAGAGGCCAATTATAAAAGTGGTCGTGGACTAGGCACATAGTCCAATAGTCTGGTATAATAAAGACATGAGAAAGTTCAACCAACTACTTAAGTGGTTTATACCTGAAGAATTCACTGATGCTTCTCTTCTCAGAGAGAAGTATGGTGATTCATGGGATGATGAAAAGCACCGTAAGCAAAGGGATAAGAAAGAAAAAGAATTACAGAAAGGCAAACTTATCATGAAGCATGGTAAGAAAAAATATGCTGAGATGGTGAAGGATGCTAAGGCAGCAAAGGATAGGGCTTCTCTTAAAGATCCTAGAGGTGTAAAGTTCTTTGATAAGAAGGGATCAGGTTATATAAAAGATGGTAAAAAGAAGTACAATTAAGTGCTATATAGTGTGAGAAATATTTCACGTGAATAATTATGTTGAGTTTTTTATTACCTTTCGCATCGAAGATTGTTTCTGATGCTGTAAAGAAGATCCCAGATGACGCAGAACTAGGAGAAAAGTTAATTGACATCTGCCTTGTAGTGCTTGGTAAAGCAGTTAAGCTTACTAAGACTTCTGCTGATGATAAATTGTTTGAAGCAGTTAAGGCTGCCTTACAAACAAGGTAGAAAATTGGGGGTTTTGAACCCCTATTTTTTATAAATAATAGCAGATTAAAAGCAATTCTAGGAGCAATATCAATGGCACTTTGGGGAGTTACTGACGCAGATGAATCAAAGCCTAAGTGGGCTGTAAGAGGTGGTGCCGTAGACCCCTCAAATATCTTTGCAACCGCAGACGGATGGGTACTAAGACACTATAAGAACGCAGCTAAAACAGCACACTGGGATGAGATTCTCGTCGCTGTTGATGGTTTGGTTGGTGCTGGTGGACGTGGTACTGATACACTTGCTGCTGCAGACATTACCGCAGTATTCTTTGAAGAGAGTACATACGCAGCTGCTGCAACTGGAACAGTCGTTGTTATATACAACGAGTTAGTTGATGTAACTAACGGTGCTACATTGGTAGTGACTAACACTACAGACAGTGCAAGTATAACTGCTACTGCTGCTGCACAGACAAGTACAAACCGTGCTGAATTTACATTCACATGTGCTGCTGCTGATAAGGTGCATACTATTGGTGCTCAGACAATTTCTGGAACAATTAAGGACGCTGGTACAAACACAGCATCTGATAAAGTATTCGTTCTAGGTGATACTATTGGTGCTGGTGGTTCTGGATCTACTAAGACAATTACAACTACTTAATAAATGACATTTGACGAACTGAATGAGGAAACTTACATTCTGTTCGCCATAAAGCATTATGAAAATCCTCATTGTGTTACACGTGAGGATTTTGATGAAGACATGAAGCGTTTTAAATATTTAAAACGACTTCTTAAACGTTATGTAAGAGGTGGTCCTTTGAGAACCCACCTGATAATAAATCATCTCATCATACTTTATAATGTTTTTGGTGAAGCAGCTACTCCCCTTCTATTCTTTAGACTAGAAAGGGAGTATTGGTCTTTATTAAAGACTATACTAATCTATTTGAATAAATACCCTATAGGAATGCTTCCAGATTTGGAAGTTGATGAAGACGTAACAGAGGAGCTTACTAAGATATGACTTTAATGACGACTGGTTCTACTCCTAGTGCAGCAGGATATAGTGAGAAGGCAGATGCCTCTGGTCCTGTAGCAGGTGTTTCTCCTAGACTAAACCTTCGTGCCAAAATAAAGGATAAGAAGAAACTTGTTCATCCAGACAATAAGTTGAAGGAGAATGCTGAACCTAGTGGTGAGAGATCACGACTGTTCCAATACAAAGTTAAGATTCCTAATGTAGGTGAAACTATTATCTTTGCTAGTAATCCAGCAGAACTTAGGATGAAATTACGTATGAGTATCATGCCTAAACTCAGACCTGGTATTGAGATTGAAAGAATCCTTCCAGCAAATGCTGCTAAGTATTGGATGGACAGACGTATGAATGCAATGAGAAATGTTAACGAGCAAGGTGACGATCATATACAACAAGACATGGCACGAGGTAAGATTGCTATAGAGAAGAAGAAAGTTATTCTCAAGAAGCAAGCAATGCAAAAGCAACTTCAACAGAAAACCTTGAAACTCAAGAAGCAAGCGAAAGTGGGTGGAGTTAAACAGGACGTAGACGCAAGTTAAGTGGGATTACCAGAGATGCCTTACGACGAATGGTTTGATGATAAGAAACCACACCCCCATGATAGTATGCCAATAGCTACAAACGATTCATATTCATCACGTCATGAAACAACACCTGAGTTTGAGAAGGGTGCTGAAGAGACTGTAACTATGCATGAGAAGATGTATAGGATTGCAACGTCAAGAAATAATCCATTTCATGTTGGTGGATCTGAAAATGCTCAGAGTGATGTAGATTATATTAAGGAACATTCCCCTTGGCAAGGAGGTTCCGAGAACTTCCATGGCTGAAGGAGTTAACGCTGCTATTTTAGAACGACTAGAGAAGGTTGTTCATACTTTACAGGAAAATTCTGTGAAGATGGGACAACTATTGGCAGTTCATAATGAGAAGTTAGATAAGCAAGACAGAATAGATGCTGTACTGTTTGAGAAAGTTGATAGTGTTCATCGTGAAGTAAACCGTAGAGCAGAGGAGATAAAGAAAGGTTGTGAAAGGGATATCAGAAAAGTTGATGACCGTCTTAGGGCAATGGAGAAGAAGATGTGGACTATTTGTGGTGCTGTTTCTATTATATCTTTCCTCGTTAGTCCACTCGGACAAGGACTCATCAAAAACTTGACAAAGAATCTGGATACAGGTATGATGGAGAGACCTTCACTCCATCGTAGTGTCTGAGTTTGTAGATGCACATTATGTAACCCTATTGTCTGGGAGACTAGACAAGTTTACACGCAAGAAAAACGATTTGTACAACTTCCGTTGTCCTTACTGTGGTGATTCACAAAAGCACCGCAACAAGGCTCGGGGGTATTTTTTTCGTATCAAAGCAGACATGGTATATAAATGCCATAACTGTGGTGTAGGAAGGACGCTACCAAACTTCCTTAAGGATCAGGCACCTGATCTCTATGATGAATATATCATGGAGAGATACAAGAGTGGTACAACTGGTAAAGGATCTTATGTTCCCAAACCAAAATTTCAGAAACCAGTGTTTCATAATTTTAAAGACACTGGCGATCTTGAATGTATTGCTGATCTAAATAATGAGCACCCCGCAAAGAAGTACTTAAGTGATAGAAAAATTCCTGAAAAATTTTTCCGAGAACTCTTCTTCACAAGAAGATTCTTTACTTGGTGCAAGCAACAGAAACCATCGTTCGCACAGGTCACTAAAGATCAGTCTCGAATCATTATCCCATTCATTAGAAAGAACAAAAGCGGATCTCAAAGATCTGAAGAATGGTTCGGATTCCAAGGAAGATCCCTCAACTCAAGAGATCAACTTAGATACATAACTATCATGTTGGATGAAAATGAATCTAAGATTTACGGACTCAATAGGATCAATGAAAAGAAATCAGTCTACATTGTCGAAGGACCCTTCGACTCACTCTTCTTGGAAAACTCGGTTGCTATGGCTGGCTCCGATGTTGATCCTCGGACGTATAGTTGGAGCGATTATATTTGGGTTTATGAT